TAATTGGTCTGACCATGGATGATTTTACGTGCTGTCTCTGTTGCGTAAATACAACAACTGTTGTTTTTATACAACAACCACAGGGTTTATAAGCATATAGCCGTCTCAACTCCTGCAAAAATCCTGCAATAATCTCAGCGAATCTTGAAGACACATTAAGTTCAGCCCAGAAGTTGTTGATTTCATTGGTATATCAGCAAACTCTAACATTTACATAATGGGGATTATGCGAACCTTACAATTTATAAGCATACAAAAATTGTGGGAATTAAGGGGGTGGGGGCAAAAAATCGCCCCCCACGCGCCGGGAAGATAGTAAGCAATGCACAAACTAAGACAAAAATCCCGCTTGCAACAGCAACAACCACAGAACTACCTAAAGGACTACCTAAAGAACTACCATGGGTCACTCTAGAGCCCCCTCCAGAGGCCCCACAAAGGCCCAGCAGAAGGCAGTATCCATCCTGACAGAGGTCTTGAAGGATGGCCGTGAGCATACCTCTGAGGAGATTCACGCTATGCTCAAGGAGCATGGGTCAAGCCATAGATATCTGGCATACGCTAGAAAGGCCCTAGGAGCCGATCTAAGCGGCGGTGGCAAGGCAGGGCCTGTGACCTACAGGCTATGTGGTTTCAAGCACCATGAGCAGGCTCCGGACGTCTCACGCTCATCTGAGATACTGACTAAGAAGGCTCCGGTAGACACCCAGAATCTGAGAGAGAAGTTGTCAGTTGAGGTTCCCGGTTATGACCCCTTGGTTTCCATGGCGGTTATTGCCCAAGACCCCACTGTTCCCCTGTCTGTCAGGCTGGAGATACACACTACATTGGCTAAGTATCTGGTGCCTCAAGTGAAAGCCACCGAGATAACCTCAAATGACCAGCCGATAGCCCTCAACTTTAAGTGGCAACAGTAATGGCCAGAGACTATAAAAGGGAGTGGCAACTCCGTAAAGCCTATGATGCCAAGCCCTCAGTGAGGGCCAAGCGTAACGCCAGAATGAGGGCCAGACGCTCCCTGTTGTCTAAATATGGGGAAAAAGCGCTAAAAGGCAAGGATGTTGACCATAAAAACAACAATTCAACAGATAATTCCCCCAAAAACCTGAGGGTATTATCCCAGAAGAAGAACCGGGGTTGGCGTAAGGGTAAATCAGGTTATTCTAATGGCTAAAGTCAAAACCATAGAAATCCCTTATAAACCCTACCCCCACCAGAAACACATCCACAATATGATGGATGAAAAGCGCTTTGCTGTCATTGTGGCCGCTCGGCGTTCTGGGAAGACGGTAGCCGCTATCAACCACCTGATAGCCAAAGCCTTAAGCGCCTCTGATGGACGCTCACGGTATGGATACATAGCCCCCACCTATCGTCAGGCAAAACGAATAGCATGGGATTATGTAAAGCAGTTTGCATCCTGTGTGCCACTGATTAAGTTCCATGAGACGGAACTGGCGGCTAACTTCCCCAACGGCTCCAGAATCCAACTATACGGCATCGACAACGCCGACAGCCTCCGGGGTCAATACTTCGACTCTGTAGTCCTAGACGAATATGGGATGTTCCCTGCTGGGGCATTCGACAAGGTTATCAGACCCGCTCTGGCTGACCGTCAAGGCTCCTGCCTGTTTACAGGCACCCCTAACGGCCGTGCTAACGACTTCTACGATAAGTGGGTATACGCCGAAGAGTCCGGTGACAACCTCTGGGGCCGCTATCAGATTAACTGGGAAGATGCCGGAGTCATCCCCAAGTATGAGATCAAGGGGATGCAAGCCTCCATGTCACCTGAGGAGTTTACTCAGGAGTTGGAGGCAGAGTTTACATCTGCTGTGCGCGGGGCATACTATGCACAGGATATGATGAAGGCTCAGGAAGAGGGAAGAATTACATCAGTCCCTTATGATCCAAAACTCCCAGTACACACTTTCTGGGACTTAGGCGTAGCGGACAGCACCTCTATCTGGTTTGCACAGTTTGCAGGCAATGAGATTCGCTTGATCGAATACTTGGAGGATACCGGCAAGGGTCTTGACCACTATCTGAAACTACTAGACCGTAGGGACTACATCTATGGGGAACATTTTGCGCCGTGGGATATTCAAGTCCGTGAAATGTCAACAGGGATGTCACGTATGGAAATTGCGGCCCAGATGGGCATACATTTTAATGCGGTTGCCAAAGCCCCTATTCAGGATGGTATCAACGCTATCAGGGCTATATTTAACAGGTTGTGGTTTGATAAGACCTCCTGCGATCAGGGAATTCAGTGCCTATGGAATTACCGGAGAGATTGGGACGAGCGTGGAGGTCAGTTTAAGCCGAAGCCTGTACACGACTGGTCATCTCACGGGGCAGACGCGATGCGGTATCTCGCCCTATCTGCCGAGAACGTACAGAACGTAATGGGTATCTCTAGCGGGAAGAGCCGACCCAAAGTCTACTCAACTTTACACTAAGGAATAGATCATGGCCACAGACTACGCCAGATATATGTATGAGAATCCCGATGTCTACAAAATGTTCCAAGATGGGGGCAAGTGGTCATGGGACAACGGCAGGCAACAGAACGCATACATGAGGGCTGACGGCTCTCCCTTGCAGGCTGAGACAGCCGCCCAGTATGCCGCCGCTCACTACCGCAACTTCGGGCAACGTGAAGGCCGCAAGATGCACAACACCAGCGGTGTTGATTACGCCGCTAAGTTGCGCTCTCAGGGTGGTGGCTCATTTGGTGGCGCCAACCCCGCTATGTCGGAGTTGCAGAAGGCCGTTGCTGAACTTGCTGAGGGTATAGCAGGAGGCGCTGAGGGCGATAAGGCTAAGGCCGAAGAGGCTGTTGAAGGGCTATCACGTACCGTGTTGACCAACAACGCGCTGTATGAAGATAACAAGAAGAAGAAATCATTCCTACAACCCATAGGAGCCTAGCACAATGAAATCCTACGCAGACTGGTCAGCCCGTGGAAAGCAACTTGGCTGGTCAGAGAATGCAACGTCACAGGCGGCTTATCAGGGCTATGTGAACAAGTTTGACCCCAAGACCGGGAAGTTGAAGTCAGCCGCACCGGCTCCAAGTTCTCCAGCCCCTGCACCAATGCAACAGGCTCCAACGCCATCTCCCCAGCCTGCGCCACAACCACAGGTGCAACAACTCCAGCAGTCTGTGGCTTCCCTACAGTCTCAGATTCAGAGTCAGGCTGACGCATACGAAGCGCAAAAGGCCAAACTGGAAGCCATGAAACCAAGAGACGCCTCACAGGCGCTCTCCAGCACCATCCTCACTTCACCGTTTGGCGATCAGGCAAAGAAGAAGCGCCAGACATTCCTTACACCCTTCGGAGGTTGACATGATCGGCAGAAACCCAAACAAAGACTACCGTCAGCAAGCCTCCATCACTGGTGGCAAGGTCAACACCTATGAGGTGAACCCCGGCCCCATTGGTGGCGTCAATATGTACAAAACCAAGGATGGCAGGCGTCAGTTTCAGCATGAGGCTAGTACATGGGTTGAGCGCGAGCCGGGTAAGTTCTACAAGTCTACCGGCAACGGCGTGCTTACAGTCTCTGACTACAACCCCAATCCTACTCCCCCTCCAGCCCCTGCGCCCAGACCTTCTGGTGGCGGCGGTGGCGGCGGTGGCAGTTCCTCCCGCCCATCCGGCTACGGCTCCACAAACCCATACGCTGGAAGCACTGGGAGTCCCGGTCTGGATTCATCCACCATGGCCTTGATGGAGATGGTGCGATCCCTGACGGAAACCTTGAACACCCAGAAGACTATCGGAGATGCAGAGCGTTCAGAAATCAGCAGACCTCCGGGTGCTGGTCTGTCTGGAACCATCTTGTCCAACTCCTACATCCCCTCCAGCGAACGCAAGAAGAAATCATACCTGACTCCTATCTCGGTGGGCTGATATGGCTGATAAGCAGAAAAGGAAGTACAGCATTTTAACTTCGGAAGAGAACGCGAAATTGCTACAAAACCGACAAACTTTTGGCGACTCTTGGCGAAGGGCTAAAGCAAGTTTGGAAAAAGGGTTAAACTATGACGGTTCTGAGAAAACCATAGGGAATGGTTACGTTGTTGCCCCTCCAAGTTATGAGGAATTATTGGAGAAAGTGGAAGAGTTGGAAAGCCTCTTAAAGAGGAAAAACTAGAATGAACATGGACGACAAAGCAGATAAACTGATTGACCGCCATAAGAAGATGGTGGCGGCCCGGACTAACTGGGACAACCTCTGGGAAGAAGTCAGTGAGTACGTTCTGCCCGCTCGGATGGGCTTCGTAACGAAACGTACTAAGGGCAGTTATCGAGGCGAACGTATCTTCGACTCAACGGCCCTGCACGCAAATTCCATGCTGGCAAGTCATATGCACAGCGCTCTCACTTCACCGGCCACGCCGTGGTTCACGATGAAGTACGATGAGAGCGAACTGAATCAAGACGATCAAGCAATGGAGTGGCTAGAGGGTTGCAGTGAGAAGATGTATTCCGCATTCAGCGGCTCTAACTTCTCGACGCAAGCCTCAGAAATGTACGCAGACCTGTGCGCTTTTGGCACAGGCGCGATGTTTGTAGAAGCGGCAACTCAGGAGGATTCATTCAAACTCCAGTTCCACGCTCTACATCTGGGAACTATCTGTATTGCCGAGAACGCTGACGGAGTTGTTGATACTGTATATCATAAGCGTATGATGTCTGCCCGTCAGGCAACCCAGCGTTGGGAAGATGCTGGCAAACTTGACCGCATCAAAGATGCCATGGAACGCAACCCTGATAAGGAGTTTGCCTTCCTGCATTGCGTGATGCCTAATGCTGATTACCAGCCTGACAACCCAATTCCAGGCCCTAAGAACCGCAAATATATCTCATACTGGATTGCCGTAGAGGACAGGTCAATTGTTGAAGAAAACGGCTACTATGAGATGCCCTATCTTGTTCCACGATGGAGCAAGGTTACAGGCGATACCTACGGCTATGGCCCGGGCATACTTGCGCGTGCTGATATTCGCACTATCAATGAGGCTAAACGCTACGAACTCGCGGCGTGGGAGAAGTCAATTGATCCGCCAATCATGGCCTCTGCAACTGGAATTATTGGAGACTTGCATCTTGAGGCTAGTGGCCTAACATTTGTTCGCGACATGAACTCACTGGCGCCTCTACAGCAGGCAACGCAGTGGCAAGCGGTACAGATCAAGTCTGAGGAACTCCACAACAACATCAAATCTATTTATCTAATAGATCAACTCCAGATGGGCCCTCAGAAGCACAACACCACGGCGACTGAGATCGAGATTCGCTACAACCTCATGAACAAGGTTCTCGGCCCCACCATGGGCAGACTCCAGCAGGAGTTTTTGAACCCTCTGATTGAGCGCGTATTCGGCATTATGTTCCGCGCTGGGCAGTTTATGGAACAGCCAGACACTATGGCTGAGGGCGATATTGAGATCGAATACCAAGGCCCTCTGGCACGTAATCAGCGTTATGAGGACGCCAGCGCTATCGAGAGACTGTTTGGTGTAGCCGCTCAGTGGGCTCAGATGAACCCCAACGCCTTGGATATCATCGACATCAACGGAGCAATGAGAATCCTTGCAGAACGCTACGGAGTCCCAAACAAAGCGCTTGTGGGGCAGGCTGAGGTTGAACAGGCCCAGACTCAACGCGCACAACAGCAGGCGGAACAGGAGGCAATGGCAATGCAGTCTGCCATGGCCCAGACGCAAGCAACTCAAGCCAGTGGGCTTAAAGACGCGGCAATGGCCGCACAACAGGGAGGCATGATCTAAGTGGAACGGAAGTGGGAGCATTTTGACTTTGAGAAGCAAGTCAAGAAGGTTTTTGGAAATAGTCAGGGGGTTGAACTCCTTGACTTCTTGGTCGATGCGTTTGTAATGCGTCGAACTTGGGTTGAAGGAAAGCCTGACACAACAGCCTTCGGTGAAGGCGAGAAGAATGTGGTATTAACATTGAAGCAGTTACTTGAGAAGGGAGCCAAAGATGAATGAAACCGCTACAGCAGAAGCGATTGAAAGTCCGGAGTCAACTCCGGCAGAAAGCACTGCACCTGATATTCGGCCTGTGGATGATTGGCGGGATGGTATCCCTGCTGATATTCGCGATGGTTTGGGCGATGTCAGTTCTGTGGCAGATTTAGCCAAGGGCTACGTCAACGCACAGTCCATGATCGGCAACTCTATCCGTATTCCGGGGAGTGAGGCTGGTCAAGAGGATTGGGACAAGTTCTATGGGAAGTTTGAGAACGTCCCGGGGTTGACACGCTACAATCCTGATGACCTGTCATCATTATACGAAGCGGCAGGCCGTCCGGCAGACCCTAAAGGCTACAACATTGAGGGCGCTCCTGAGGGATTCCTTGAAGCCGCCCACGCCGCTGGCCTCAACCGCCAGCAAGCAGAAGCGCTCCTAGAGTATGACAACAATGTCAACTCCCAGCATGAGAGCGCTGAACACGATGCCGTGAATAATGGCATCAACTCACTGCGTCAGGAATGGGGACTTGCGTTTGACCGCAAAGTAGAAGAAGGTCAGCGCGCTGTATCATTCCTTGAGCAGACAGCACCGGGGCTTGCTGAGGCCCTTGACGCAACTGGAGCAGGGAACAACCCAGCGGTTATCAAACTCTTCCAAGCGCTAGGCGCTAACTTGAAGGAAGGTGAGGGATTTGCGGGAACCCAAGGCTCAAGTTCTGGATTGACTCCAGCAGAGGCCCGGATGCAGATTGAAGAAATTCACAACAATCCCCAACACCCCTATCATAATGGAGAAGAGGCCGCACTTGAAAAGTATCTCGAATTACACCGATACGCACACCCCGAATGACAATAACGCCCAGAGCGGAGCAAGAACTAAACAGCCGTTTGTCGGATGGCGAATACTTGGAGATTGGCTTAAGCGGTGGAGGGTGCGCTGGACTAACCGTCACCCTATCGAAAACGCTTGGGAAGCCTACAGAAGAGTTGAGTTTTCCAGAGACTGGCAAACTGAAATGGGGATGCAAGACGTCAAAGCAATATTTAACAGGCGGGTCGCTGGACTACGTTGATGACGGCCTCCTCGCTAGATTTGACATAAAACTTCCACTGGGCACAGAGTCCTGTGGATGCGGAGCATCAATTAAACTTTAGGAGGTGATCCTGTGAAAGACGCAAACTGGTTTAGTATTATTGCAACATCTATAATCACAACCGCCATGGTCATTATCATACCTTGGATTTTTTAATTTGATCTCAGAGAAAGAAGCAGTGCCCTATTATCATGGGGCGTAACAGGGTAGCGTGAGAGCGTCCTGACGTACACCGTAACGTAGCGGTAGAGAAAGTCCGGTAGCCGGGTAGCCTTCTCGTATAACTTAAACTAAAGCCAACAAAACCTTAGGAGGTTAATACAATGGCAATTCCTGACGCTGGCACCAGCACAATCGACGCGGCCTTCGTGGAGGCCTTCAAGTCGAATGTGATTCATCTGTGCCAACAGAAACCGTCCCGGCTACGTTCTACCGTTGACAGCATGACCGTTAAAGCGGAAATCGCCAACGTGGAGCGCATCGGGTCTAAAGAGGCTGTCGAGAAGACAACTCGCCACACGGAAACTCCAATTTTGGATGTTCCGCACTCAAGACGCCGTTTCCCCATGCAGGATATGCAGTGGGCAGACCTGATTGACGAAGAAGATGAAATCCGTATGCTCATCTCTCCGAAGTCTGCGTATGCTCAGGCTGGTGCTTGGGCGATGAATCGGGCGTATGACAACATCATCATCGCCGCTCTTGGTGGAGCCTCCACCGATGGCGAAGGTGCAACTGTTGCTCTGCCGTCCAGCCAGAAACTGGCTTCATCCGGTGGCCTCACGCTTGAAGGCGTGATCGCGGCCAAGGAACTTCTTGACGCTAACGAAGTCGATCCTGACAACCGCTTCATGGTTGTGAACTCCAAGGCGATGAGCGATATGCTTGGAACCACGGAAGTCTCATCGAGCGATTTTAACAGTGTCAAAGCCTTGGTTCAGGGCTCGTTTGATACGTGGTTGGGCTTCCGCTGGATTCAGACGGAACTTCTCCCGGCTGACACCCTGTACGCATATCACAAGTCTGGTGTGCGCCTCGGTATCGGCCGCGATGTTTCGACTCGAATCGACAAGCGTCCTGACGTCTCCTATGCAACTCAGGTGTATCTGGCCTTCACGGCTGGCGCCACCCGCGTTGAAGAGGAGAAGGTTGTGGAAATTTCCGTAGCCTAGTCGTTCTTGGGGGCCCCTTAACCGGGGCCCTCATCTTCATTTTTAAGGAGAACTATTATGGGCGTTAAATGCTCAGTTGAACTCGGAACAACCAAAACTGTCGAGAAGACCGTTGCAGATGGAACTGTGGAAGGTTATGAGGTTGCTTACTCTGGCTACTTTAATGCCGCAGAAGCACCTGTTGAACCAGAAGCGGCAGTCACACGTGGTGCTGACTCTCTCGATGACCCTAAATCCTGCACGGACTAACCCATGGCAACCACATCCATCGACATCGCCAATAGAGCGCTCATCTTGCTCGGTGGGCGTGAAATCACTTCCTTCATTGAGAACACGAATGAAGCGCGAATAGCAAAGAACCTGTACCTGTCCACACGGGACTATGTGCTACGCTCATACCCTTGGGCATCCCTCAAGAAGCGTGCGAAACTGCTTGAATTGGCAGACGCTCCTGTCAGTGGATTCTTGCATCAATACCAGTTGCCTAGCGACTGTGTTCGCGTGCTGGAGGTTCACAGCACTCGCAAGGTAAACTCTGACCGCTGGGAGGTCAACGGCCAAGCAGTTCTGACCGATGATAAGCCTGTCTCGATTGTATATCTAAGTGATAGCATTCCTGAGCAGGAATATTCTTCTCAGTTGATTCAGGCTCTGGTATACCGACTGGCCGCAGAGATGGCGTACCCCTTAACAGGGAACAACACCGCTCAAGGTAACTTTGCCGCGTTGTTCAGTCAGGTACTGGAAGAGGCTCGAACTACTGACTCACTTGAGCAGTCAGCCAGAACTATTGGCCCTCACAACTTTGAGCGCGTCCGTCTATGAGAGTCCAGCAAGTCATAACTGACTTCTCCACCGGGGAAATCTCTCCGCTATCTGAGGGGCGCGTTCGCACCCAGCAGTACAACTCCGCTTGCAGAACCCTAGAGAACTTTGTCGTTTCCGCTCGCGGAGGCGTCCGTAGGCGCTCGGGTATGCACTTTGTTGGAGAGTCTAAGGAAGATGGGCCGGTCAGGCTCATCCCCTTCATCTTCAACAGGGAGCAGTCTTATGTTCTGGAGTTGGGAGATAAGTATATGCGCTTCCATCGTTCTGATGGAACCATTGTTGAAGGCCCCGAGGCTTTTGTAGCCGATAAGTTTGGCGACAAGATGAAGCGCCGCAGACTCAACGATGTCTCTACCTATGCTGAGGGCGACATATACGAGATTGAAACTCCGTGGTCAGTGGAGGAGATTTGGGACTTGCACTACGCTCAAGCGAATGATGTCATGCTGTTTGCGCATGAGAGTCACCCACCCAAGCGTCTCGGCCGCTACGGAGCCACTGATTGGCGCATTGAAGACCCTGACTGGACTGACTCACCATGGACGGAGGAGTCTGGATACCCGCGTACAGTTGTCTTCTACCAACAGCGTACATGGTTTGGCGGCACCAACACCAAGCCACAGACAATCTGGGCATCTCGCGTTGCTGACTTCTTCAACTTCACGATCAACAGTGATCCAGATAGCATCGCCCCAGATGATGCGCTTGAACTCACATTGGCCAGTTACACTCAGGAACGTATTGAGTGGCTATCCTCGGAGAAGGTTCTGCTTATCGGAACCACAGGCTCTGAGCAACGCTTGACGCCTGACCAGTACATCAGCGTCAACAACGTACCAAACATAGCGCGCACCTCCTCATACGGTGGGCGCCACATCCAGCCAGTATACATTGGCGAACTCACAATCTTCATTCAAGGCTCTGGCAGACAGGTTCGTTCCTACAGCCAGAACACCAGAACTGCCATCGAGCAGTACATCTCGCGCGATCTCGCGTGGTTTGCCGAACACGTTACCGAGAGTGGTGTTATCGCCCAGTCATACGAACTGGTTCCTGACTCCATCCTGTGGCAAGTCAGGGCAGATGGCGTGTTGATCTCCATGACGCATGACCCCTCAGTGGATGAAGAGAATTATTCATCCCTTGGGTGGGCACGGCATCCCACGGACGGTCAAGTCATCAGTGTTGCAACCATCCCCAATGAATCAGCGGATGAGACTTGGGTATGCACCAAGCGCGGCGACAACTACTGCATTGAATACATGGATAACGCCATCTTCACTGATGGCGCACTGACAACTCCCCCAGACAATGACGCAGAACTCTTGGGAGTTGGCGGCCTTGACCATTTAGAAGGCATGGAAGTCTCTGTAATTGTTGACGATGCGATACAGGCCAACAAGATAGTTTCAGGTGGGCAGATTGATTTTGACCGCCCGGGCAAGAAGGTGGAGGTCGGCCTTCCCTACATATCTAAACTGGAGACAACTCCCTACAACGATGGGAATGCCGCAGGCACCAACCTCGGAACTTCCCAGAGATGGGCTCAGGTATACGCTAAGTTAGTTGACAGCGCCTTGCCGCTAATCAACGGTGAGCGCCCAGCGGCGCGTGACCCCAGCACCCCTATGGGTGATCCTCAGGCGTTGACCTCTGGGGATTACGACATCCAGAACCTTGGATGGGACTTGGACGGAACCATAGAGGTTGTGCAGGACTTGCCCAAGAAGACACAATTGGTTGCGCTGTACGGCATCTACCAAAGCAACGCAGGATAAGACATGGCAATAGGAATTGGAACCGCTCTAGGAATCGGACAGGCCGCTATCAGCCTGTTTGGAGCCTCAGCGGCAAAGTCTGCTGGAGATCAGGCCGCAGAACTGGCGATGCAGGGAGGAGAACTCTCTAAGGGTGCATCATATGCTAACGCCGCAGACGTTGAAAGCCTTGGCGCTCTCAACGCCGGGGCCATAACAGGGGCCGCCAAGAATAACGCTGAGATGATGCGTACCATTGGCTACGCTAACGCTCAGGCGATTGCTGACTCTACTTTACATAATCTCAGGGTTTACAGCCTACAGTCTCAGGAGCAGATAAAACTCCACAAGAGAGATGAACGATGGCACGCTGGCGAGATACGCGCCATGCAGGGCTCTTCCGGGGTGATGGTCAACAGTGGCTCTCCCCTTGCCTACCTCAATGCTGAGATTACCAAGGGAATAGAAGAGCGCCAGTTCATGCAAACCCGGGACGCTTATGCGATGCTGGGTCTGGCTGATGAGGGTTTGAAGCGATCCCTGCTGACAGTACAGCAGGCCAACTACAACGCCAAGGTTACTCAGGACAATGCCGCATTACAGGCGAGAGTTACCATCGCTGAGTCTGTTGCTCAAGCCGCCGCAATGCGTAGGCAGGGTGATATCTCTGCTCAGGTTGGCGTAGCAAACGCACAGGCCGCTAGGGCCAGTGGAACCGCAAGTGCTATCGGCGCTATCGGTAGTGCCGCTGGATCGCTTGGTAACGCCTACTCAAGTTGGGTGGGTAGCAATCCAACGCCGGGATATAATAACTGGATGTCAACTTACGCTGGCCCATAAGATATGAAATTACCTACGAAGAGATCATATGAAAGCCGTAGTATGTCTACGGCAATGCGCGACCCTGTACTGATGGACAAAAACTTCGTCCAGAGCAGGGCGGCAATCCAGAAGTTCATCCCCAAGGAAAACCCCAAGGATTATGAAAGACTTGCCAACGCTCAGATGCGTGCGGCTCAGGCAGAAGGTAATGTTGGGCTGGCCCTTGCTGAGGCTGGCATTAAGTTTGGTGACGCCGCTCTACAGGTCAACACCATCCACCAGACAACTGCCGCAGATACCCGCCATGCTGACTTGAAGGCGTGGGTGGGTCAGTACAGCGCAGACCTGTCTGGCGTGCAACTCAGCGCGTGGAATGAGGAGCGCGGCGGCTACAACTATGAGTTCGTTGAAGGCGATTTTGAGAAGGCTTGGAAGAAGAAGAACGAAGAACTTGATAAGCAGTACAAGATAAACAATGGTTTGATCCGTCAGGATTTAGGGAACAAAACCAAGGGCATCAAGACTGCCATGGGAATGGAACTTGCCAAGTTCGTTCGCGGCGCTGAGGACGAGGCGTCCCAGCATTCCAGCATGAAGCAGTACGGCTTGATTGCTAATGAGTCAGACCTCCAAGACTGGAAGAAGACCGCACAACTTATCTTCCCCCCTGAGAAGGTTTATGAGTTAGAGAATGACGCTAGAAGCGCTATAACCTTCAAGGCTTTTGATGGAAGAATTAGTAGTGTTGAGGGGGCGTCTAACGATCAACTTGACCTCATGCAAGAAGAGTTGGATGCACTTCTGCGCCCAACTCCGGGCGGCGCTCCAAAGATACAGTCTGACGAATACGCTAATGTTGTTAAGTTGATATCCCACCAGAAACTTGTCAATAAAGCAGAGGTTTACGGCAAACTTGATTCCGCCCGAACTGAGGCAGACGTTAGAGCCGCCTATGAAGAGGGTGTGTATAGGCTCGGGTCATCAGACCTTATGGCTAGTGAGCAAGTTAATTTGGAGTCATCGTTTCTCGCTAAACTTAGTAGCGTTAAAGTTAATGACGCTGTATCCAGTATGTACGATGAATCCGGACAACTTATTGGGGATGCTGGAAACTACAGTATGCTCGCTGATTCCGTCAAAAATGATCCAGAGATAAGCCCCAAGCATAAGCAAGAGTTTGATGCAATGCTCCTTGGTAACGTAGCAGAGATGCACGTGCTGGCGATAACTAACGCATTCAACGCAGACCCGACATCAGTAGCGGGGCTTGCAGATAAGTACAAGGAAGGAGTCCTACTCACTGACTCAAGAGAACTTGGCTTAGGCTCAGATAACCTGACAGGTGTATCTGAGGTTTACGTTAAACTTGACCAATACCTAACAACGCTGAAAGATGGGTATGTGGATACCGTAGAGGTTCTTGACGCTGACGCCAAGAAGCGTCGAGCAGTTTCCAACTACAACAGGAACAAAGGCTCAATTGCTAAGAGTGATCGGGTTGCCTACGCCGACTATGCGTGGCAAGACTACAGTTCACTTCATGCCGCCCCCGGTGTTGACCTCAAGACACTTCTCAATAAGTTCGTCAGTTCCTATGGGGCTGTACCTCCAAGCATTGTTGACAGTCTCGTTGAGTCGGTCAGGGTAGGGAATCCAATGGAGAAGGCGGAGGCGTATACCGGCATAGCGCAACTTAACGAAGCGAGTGGAGGCAGGCTTGAGTTTCAGAGTGATGCAAACACTCAGATTGTTAGGGATGCTATATCCCTTCAAAGCAGGCTAGATTCCGTATCTCCGAATGATACCGAAGCCCGTGGCGAGATAATTGAAAACTATGTGGCTAGAATGGGGGACTCCTCCAATGATACCTCGGCCGCTGACCTATTGTGGAAGAACTTGTCTTCTCAGGGGTCTGAGGAACTAGAAGGCGCTGTTCAAAACTACCTGTCTAGCAACAATATGCCCGAAGAGATGGATGCGCTCTCTCGCTCAATGTTTGAGATGTATCTCAAGGATGCCGTCTATAAGTATCAGAATACTACGGCGGCAGTTAGAAGTGCTATGGGCACCATCAGGGATAAGATGGGAATTGAGAACGGAAAACTTGTCTATAACTCAATCTACGCCGTCCATGAGTTTGGCACCGGCGATGACCAGTGGCATGACGGAAGGAATCCCGTCAAGGCTACAGTCGAAGAGATTGCCCGTCGATCCAATATGGATGAGGAAGATATCGCCTTCTATTATGATGAGAGGAATGAGTGGTTTGCCGCCTTCAATAAGGCTACCGGCGAATACATTACAGTTCTGGAGAATAAGGTTGACGAGAATGGTGAAGAAGTTTTAGACCAGTACGGCCACCCCATCCCATTGGAGACTCGCGTCATTTTTAGTAGGTATGACCTATCGGAAGAAGGCGAGCATCAGTTAGATGTCTCCACGGCATCGGAAGAGGAAACTGTCGCAGTTCAAGAAGATAAGAAGGCTGGCGAAACCCTCACGGATGCGCGGTTTATGCCTAATGAGTTTGGGCAGTTTAGTTACGGCGTCAACTCCCGGGCTATGGATACAAAAACCGATCAGCAGATGAAGCATGAGGAGGCTCTGAGAGCCGCCGCAGATTCCGATGATCCATACGTTGCTGGGGAAGCAGAGATAGAAATCCAAGTTCTCAACTCCGTTGAATACAATGATCCATCAATGACCGAAGAAGCAAAAGCTGAGATGATGGATATGTACAAGGGTGTTCGTAGGCGTAGGATCGAAGCAGAAGAGAGACTACGTAAGGAACTTATTGAGCAGTCCATGATGGAGGACGTCACCAGCGGTGATCCGAATGAGCCTAAGACATCTGTCGAGGACTCAAAGGAGTGGATGAGGAAACTCCGACAGGAAATGAGAGATAGGAAGAACCAAGAATAATGAAGTTTATCGACCCCTCAGATTCCGAGGTCTACGCAACACCCCTTAGCCGGGAAGCGGGCGCCTATCAGTACAGCGCTGGCGATAAGTTAAAGGCGCAGTTCCAACTTGAGAACATCATCGGGTCTACCCTGACGCTAAATCAGGGTAAGTCCGTTGGTGCTGTCAGTGTGGATACCACTTGGAATGCTTCTGACTTCATGGACTCCTTAGGCGAGTTTGACGATGAGCAAGAGAAGTGGAAGGTGTGGAGCATTGTCTCCAACTCTTTCAGTGAGTCTGATGCCAGACAAAGGTTATACGCTGAACGCTCCTTTCAGCAGGCAAGGAAGGTGCGGGAATCCATGGGGTTGTGGGACAACCTCTGGACTGGTGCTATTGCTGGCCTTACAGACCCAATCGTTCTCGCCACAACTGCCGTGCCAGTCCTGAGGGCTGGAATGACTGCTGTACAGGCTGGAGGCAAACTAGGGGCTTTGGCCGCTGGTGAGCAAGCCGCTATCGAGACTGTACTGCAAGCCCAGCAAAGCGAGAGAACTCTAACTGAGTCTGCCCTCAATATCGGCGCCAATGCCGTGCTTGGTGGAATCCTTGGAGGGGTTGGAAGTGCGTTCTACAACGGCGCACAGCGGGGTCTAACGCCTGAGGCGCGTGCAGAGCAGGAAGCCATCATGCGTGGCGTTCTGTCCGCAGAAGAGGATACAGACCTGTCTTGGATGACTAGAGGGCCTGGAACTAGGGAAGAGAACCTTGCGTTGCTGAATGAGACAGACATCGTAGGTAGGAAGTTTTTCCGTGGTATCGGCGCTACGTTGCTGAATCCTATCTCCAGACTGGCATCTCAGCGTGGCTCATTTACTGCCCGCAAAGTGGGTCAGTTACTTAGCGGAACCAACTTTGCTACCAAGGCCAATCTTAATGGCGGTCTGGGCACCGCCTCAACCACCTCGGTTACTGCCGCAGTTGAGAGCGCTACTGGGCGCTTTGCTGGCGCTAATATGGATTCTCTTATTCCAGCCTACAAGGAATGGATCAAGACAAGCCCTAACGCTAGTCGCGTAGACGGATGGGACAAGTTCCTCGATGAGGTAGGAACCTACTACAGAACCTTCGATGAGGCAAACCCCGCCGAAACTCCGGAATGGGCTAGACCCATCGTCAGGAAACTGGAGGAAAACTACAAGTCATACGAACAGCATCTTGTGCGCGGTGGATTCTTTGAGGATGCCTTCGACAACTACTACGGCAGTGTAGATGATATCAAGAAAAGTATAGAGGGAATTGAGGCTGAACGCGCTACCGCAAAGCGTCAGTCCAAGATTGAGAGGCTCGATGATAAGTTAGAGTATCAGAAGAGAGTCTTGCGGGATCGTGAGAACGCTAAGAACTTCGATCCTAAGTCTACTGACCGCCTCATTAAGGATATGCACGGTGAGCGTCGATACATGACGCAGGCCCACAACATCGAAGTCGCACGTGGCGACATGGATGGCTGGGTAAAAACAATGATGGAAGCAGAGACTGTCTGGTACGAGAACCGTATCAAGGGGTTGAAGACATCCAAAGATGGTATGGCAGAAGGTAGACACTTGCAGAGGGAGTGGGACAAGCGCAAGAAGAATCACAGAGAAGAGATTGAGGGCACTTGGAGGGAGTTGGTAGAGCGTAACGACACCTTCAACCTTGGTGGCTTTGATGCCGCCGCTGGCCAGACTAAGGTTAGAAAACTCCGTATTGACGGAGACACCGCCAAGGCTTACCTCAAGAATAACTACATGGACTTACACAACGCTCACATGAGCGCTGTACTGCCACGTATGGAGATGAAGGCACGCGGAGTCTTGCCTGAGGGGGAGTGGAAGGCCCAGATACAGAATGAATTCCAGATGATGATGCAGGGCGCATCTCCCAAGGAACTCAGGAAGTTGCAGGCTGAACAGGCGAAGGTATTCAAGGATATCGACAACATTCAGGAGTTGTTGCTACAGACCAACTACCGGAATGTCAGCCAACGCCAGCGAGACGTTGCGTTCATGATTACCCAGTTCAACGCCACTCGGCAACTTGGGGCTATGCTCATACCGTCTCTGGGAGATTTGGCGGGAGTTGTTGCCAAGACTGGCTTACGCAACATGGCGAGGGCAATCAAGCCTGTAATCAAGGGCATGATGGGCAAGCAGTTGTCAGCCAAAGAGGCTGGCCGCATGACCGGCATCGTGGAACTGGTTATGGCAAGTCGTATGCACGCCCTCCAGAACTCAGCGGAACTTGGCATCAACCAAGGGACTGGCGCTAGGTTTATGGGCCGTGTCTCGCAAACCTTCTACAAGGCCACTGGCATCCTCTGGTGGAACCAAGGGATGAAGGAAATAGCGGCACTAGGGTTTGGTGATGGCCTCATCAGAGCCGCTGTAGCGCCCTCTAAAGTGCGTAAGGCTGACAAAGCATGGATGCTTAGGGACGGTTGGGACGAGAGCAAACTGGCGCGTCTGGGAGACTTGTACAAACGCTACAATATGGATAGCCAGTTAGAGGGTGACGCTAAGGTCATTAACACCGGGCTCATCTACCAGAGTTGGAACGAAGCCACAACCGCCGCAGAACGCAAGTCTCTGGCGGCTGATGTCAAGTTGGCTGACGAATACAACTTCACCCTGATGAAGCACGCCGATAGGGCAGTGGTCACTCCGGGTGCTGGCGACTTCCCGACTTTCATTACCCAGCATCCGTTCCTGAAACTGCTAGGCCAGTACAAAGGCTTTGGAGCGGCCTCCATCAACAAGACAACCATACCGATGGCCCAAGGCATGGCTATGGGTGATGCTAACATGGCATTTGGGTTCATGGGGCTTGTTGCTCTGGGCTCAGGCGCTTACTACCTCAGACAGACGATGTATGACCGGGAAATCACTGACAACTGGCAGACAATGGCCTATGAGGGCCTGTTGCGCGGTGGAGCCTTAGGGCTTTACTCGGACGGTATGGCGGTGACTCAGAAAATGACTCAGAACTGGTTTGGCCTTGGGGATCTTGTCGGCATAGAAACCCCCTCGCGTTATTATGCCCGGGGGTTGTTGACGGATATTCTGGGCCCAACTGCTGGACTGGCTGAGGATTTGGGGTATTCCATAAACACACTTGCCGGATTGTCTAGAGGAGAAGAACTGACAGATGCGGACAGAGCCAAGGGTCTAAGGATGGTACCATTCAACAACATATTCTATTTACGCGCTGTATTGGAGAACTACAACAATGACAGTTAATAACAATAGGGTTGAAGTCCGCTACCAAGGTGATGGAATTCAGACTGACTTCCCCGTTACATTCGAGGTCATTGATCCCGTTCAAGTTAGGTGGACTCCGTATGAAGGTCACGTAGTAGAGGATGTAGTCAATAGCGGTGACTGGATTGTGCGTTTTCCCGGCCCACCTACAGGTGAGGTCAGAATCTACCGCGATACGCCAATCACACAGGAAACCCAATACAACCCCTATGACGCATTCCCTGCCGAGGCGCACGAACTTGCGTTAGACAAACTTACTCAGATCGCTCAGGAGTTGGACGCAAACAAGGCGGAGAAGTCTGATGACCTGTTCGTCAGACTTGATGGTGACAAGATGTCTGATGGTAACTCAGGCATAGACATGAATGGGGGGACGATTACTGGATTGGCTGACGCCGTAGGCCCTACAGATGCCGTCAGTAAGTCCTACATGGAGGCCAACGCAGTAGCAGGCCCACAGGGGCCTCCGGGCCCAGAAGGCCCTCCCTTTGATGAATCTATGCTTGATGGGTTTGCCACTAAGGTCTATGTTGACGATAGGGATGTCTCAACTCTGGCAGACGCCAACGCATACACGGACTCAGCAGTCGGCGGGATTGACCTGTCTGGTTACGCAACATTGGCCTACGCAGACGCTGGTGACTCCACAACCCTATCGTCTGCCAATGCCTACACTGACTCCGCTCTGGCAGGCATACCCACATCAAGCCCAACGGATGTCATGTGGAGAACTTACATGACATCTGGGGGATATCACTACATCTCAAGACGCTCTTGGTATCAGATGGATGTCACTGATTCATCCATAACTGACCCGTCCACTTGGGTAGATACCACAGGCGGGCTTGACGCAAACAACAACGTCTGGACTTGCCCCGCAGGCAAGGCTGGCTGGTATGTTGTTGGCGGGATGCAGGCTTACAACGATAACGGTAATAGTAGTGTCATGTTTACCGAGATGAGGCTATCA